CCGGGCTTGGCACGGAATGGTTTAATCGCTATTCGTGCGATGTGTTTCCATCGGGTTTTGTGACTGTGGAAGGGTCGAAAAGACCCGTCCCTCGTTTTTATCGGAATAAGCTTTCTGATGAACAAAAGGAGTTGCTACGTCAGAAAGCGGAGGCTTTCCAAGAAACTAGGAAAGCAGATGCGGAAATTCCTCGCTTGCAAGTTCGCGAGGAAGTGCTTAACTCTAAATTGCGTTCGTTGAAGCGGACGCTATAGGAAAGGGATGTCAAATGAAAATGTTCGCGTTCGCGCTTCTCGATCTCAAGAGTGGCGCTTTTGGTGTGCCTTTTTTCTGTGCCCATGAGGCTATCGCTAAGCGTATGGTTCAGGCGCTAGTTGAGGATGCGCAGTCTACGGTCTCGCGGCATCCTGAGGATTTTTCTCTTTATCGTGTTGGAACCTTTGATACAGGTTCCGGTGAGTTGGAGGCTGAGAAGCCTCTTAAGCATGTGGCGATGTGCACGGAATTTGTCGGGCGTCAGCCCGCAATGCCGCTTTTCGCTACTGCGAAAGGTGAGGTTGTTCCTGGTGTCAATGAGGAGATGTGAACATGGATCACGATTTCTCTCGCGTGCCCGAGGCTCAGATTCCTCGGTCGTCTTTCGATCGGTCACACGGGTACAAAACTACCCTAAACGCTGGTTATCTGTATCCGATTTTCGTAGATGAGGCTCTTCCTGGCGATACTTTTAACGTCCAGATGAGCGGTTTTGGGCGGCTTGCAACGCCGCTCCATCCGTTTATGGACAATCTGTATTTTTCTACGTTCTTCTTCGCGGTCCCTATCAGGCTGATTTGGGACAATTGGGAGAAGTTCAACGGCGCTCAGAAGAATCCGGATGATTCCACGGATTTTCTCGTGCCTCAGATGGTGGCACCGACAACTGGAGGTTTCGATCATGGGTCACTGGCGGACTATTTCGGGCTCCCGGTCAAAATCCCTAATCTCTCCGTCTCGGCGTTGTGGTTCAGGGCCTACAACCTTATTTATAACGAGTGGTTCCGTGATCAGAATTTGCAAGATAGTGTTCTTGTGGATACTGACGATGGGCCTGATAATCCGGCTGACTACGTATTGAGGCGGCGCGGTAAGCGCCATGATTACTTTACTTCGTCTCTTCCTTGGCCGCAGAAAGGCGAGAGTGTTCCTCTTCCGCTCGGCTCGGAGGCTCCGGTTCGTGGTATCGGCATTCTTGCTTCCGGCACTGCTTATACAAATGGTAATGTTTGGGAGACTGGCGGTAATACGCAAGTCTCTTATGGCCGGTATTACAACAATACGGCTCCTGGTAACGCTGTCGCGTTTCAGTTGGACCCGGAGCGGCCCACGTCTTACTATCCGCAGATAACTGCGGACCTTTCTGAAGCTACTGCGGCAACTATTAATCAGTTGCGGCAGGCTTTTCAGGTGCAACGGCTCTATGAGCGTGACGCGCGTGGCGGCACGCGATACACGGAAATTGTGCGTTCGCATTTTGGCGTGATTTCTCCGGACGCTAGGTTGCAGCGGCCTGAGTATCTTGGAGGCGGCACTACTCCGATGTATCTGCATACCGTGCCTTCGACGGTGAGCACGACAGAGATTCCTCAGGGTAATCTGTCGGCGTTTGGCACGGTGATGTTTGATGATGGACACGGTTTCGTAAAGTCATTTACGGAACACTGTGTTCTGATTGGTCTCGTTTCTGTGCGGTCGGACTTGCATTATCAGCAAGGTCTAAACCGCATGTGGTCTCGTCGTTCTCGTTGGGATTTCTATTGGCCGGCGCTTGCCCATATCGGGGAGCAAGCTGTTCTGTCCAAGGAAATTTATTGCGATGGGACTGCGCAGGATGAGAACGTTTTCGGTTATCAGGAACGCTTTGCTGAGTATCGGTATAAGCCTTCTGTGGTAACTGGCGTTTTGCGTTCTGCCCATCCGCAGTCCCTTGATACGTGGCATCTTGCGCAAGATTTTGGCGCAAGGCCCGTGCTGAATTCCTCGTTTATTGAGGAAAATCCCCCTGTTGAGCGTGTAATTGCGGTCCAGAATGAGCCGCAATTTATTTTTGACGCGTACTTTAAGATGCGGTGTGCGCGTCCTATGCCCGTGTTTGGTGTTCCGGGCATGATCGATCATTTCTAAGGGGGGTTTTCATGTTCGGTTCTATCGGAAAATTTGTCGGGGGGTTAATTGGGAGCGCCGCTAGCGGCGCTCTTCCCTTCGTCGGCGGGCTTCTCCAGAATCAGCAAGCCCGCGATAGGGCCG